TAGAATTTTCAGGTATAGGAAACTATAGGATCATATCCTGGTCAGAACCATTCAAAAATGTAGAATCATTTACTGGATGGACCATAGATACCAGCGGAGAAGATCCTCCGCACATATATCTATATCTAGAGTATAGATGGAGTATAAACGGATCCAATTGGTCTTTATGGACTGAACTTACAGAATCTTCAATACAAAGCATATTAATATCCTCTGATAATCCACTATGGATAGAGATAAGGATGACTGCTTCATCTGATGAGAATTCTAGTCCTTATTATCCTCCAGGAACTCCTTTGAGTCCTGCTATAGTACTATTAGACTTCGAACTTAATCTAACATATAAAACAGTAGATCCTAGGAGCTTGATGAGTAATCCACCAGCACCTTTATGTAGTAAGGAACTAACAAATTATCCTATAGTTTTTTCGGATTGTGATTTTACTTTTAGACCTTATGATATAAACAGGTCAATAAATATGTACCAGGATCTAAGTAAGATCGTTAATAATGTATTTGGACATGAGGTTGTTTATTATTCAGTACAACCACAAGGAAGGGGAAAGGATGTAGTACTAAAGGAATATAATTTATTTAATGTTGTAGATGAAAAATGTATTAAGGTTATGGTTCCAAACAACCAATTCCCAGATGCAGCATTAACATTTGATTCATGGGGGTTAAACTTTGCCCAGCCTTTTGAAATTCATATAGATAGAAAGTATTTCGAAGGAATATTTGGTAAAGGGTCACAACCAAGAAAAAGAGATATAATATACTTTCCTATAACCAATAGGATCTACCAAATAGATTCTATGTACGTTTTTAGAGACATTAATAATTATCCAGTATATTTTAAAATACAATTAACTAAATACGAGGTTAAGAAAAATACTACATTTTTAAATACAGAGGCAGAAACGGAACTTTTAGATTACACGGTTAATACTAAAGACCTATTTGGTGAGGAAATAAAAAATGAGGAGATAGAATTAACAAAGCCACAGCAATATGCTATTACATCACAAAGAAGATTCGAGGATCCTATAAGATCCTATATAAATAAGGATCTTCCTATAATAGAATATGATCTTAATAATAATTGGACCATAGTATTTAATAATTATTATGATCTAGATAAAATATTTGTTGATTCACAAAATCAAGTAGATCCATCATCTCCTGAAATTTTACAAATAGAAAGAGACGCAGTTAGATGGAAAGCTGATCCTATATTAACAGAAAACGAAGAAAGATCTTTTCTTTGCTGGTTTAGAAATAGAAACTATTTAGACAGGTCTAAGTTAGTTCCTAAGCCCGCTTCTAAGCTTTCTATTACTATAGATAATATAGGGACTGATGAAATAACTTACAGCACTTATCCTATCCCACATAAATTAGTAATGGGCGGGAATCCTAATGGGTTTGTTTCAATATTAGCAGACGGGACTAGATCTGGAGGATTTGAATTAATAGAGATCTTAGACCAGTTTAGATTTAAAATAAAAGATAACGGAGCTCCTTCACCAGCTAATACAGCTGGTTGGAAAATGCAAAAGGCTCAATCTAGGATTTTATTTGATGGATATTATAACGGCCAGGGAATATTGATAGATTTTATATGGAGTGGATCAAATTCAGTTAATAGCCCATCGGATAACAATTATTTACAAACTGGAAGTTTTAGAATTAAAATAAACAACCTAGAGATAATCTCTCCTTTTGGAGCAGGTATACCAAGTACAATAGGGGAATTTATACCTACTACTGATGATTGGTATGGATTTGTTTTTAATTTCTCTAATATATTCAGACAATATTCTATAAATGTATGGAGATTGACATATGATCCAGATAATCCCTCTACACAAACATCAGATCTTAGCTTAGTACATTCTTTAGATGGTGTAACAAGTCAGGTATATACTTTCAACATTCCTCCTGTTATAGAGGAGAGTTATGATAGTCCTTTTTACGGAACAAATAATTACTCCTATAAAACAAGATCTTGCCCATTGTGGGTAACTAATTATAGATTTTTTAAACAAATGGTAGAAGAGGAAAAACAATCGACTTTATTAAATCAAAATATAGTCGGAGATGCTCAATTAGCTATAATAATAGATAATGCTAAGCCTATCTTGAAACTTCCAAAAGTTGCCAGAAACAGATAATTTATGCCAAGAAGAAAACCGAAAACGCAGAATCTTTCTAAAGAACAAGAGCTTAATCTTAAAGATAAGCTTGATAGTATAATTTTAGCAGATGAAATGCTATCAGGATTAAGCACACCAGATATACCTCCAATTAAGCAACACAGAGAGCTTAATATCGATGGGGTAAAAACCGAGGTTGAAATAGAAGCAAGAGCTATATTAGATTCTCTTTCAAAATTTTATAATGATATGGATAATCTTTCTGAGGATTCATACATAAAGCACAAGCAAAAAATAGATGCCATGAGTATATCTACTATGGCATTTCAGATAAGAACTGCACAGCATGCTATAGCTAAACTTATAGAAGAAATTGATTCAGGAAGAGTAGAACCAAGATTATTCGAGGTTTTAGCACAGCTACAAAATCAAATAATGCAGATGCCTAAAAACTTTTCTTCGTATATGACACAAATGGAGAAAAACTATAAACAATTAAAAATAGAGTCAGAGGAGATTAACAAAGGAGGTGATATACAATTTGATGAAAACGGAAATATTATACAATCTAAAGAAAATGAAGATTTATTGAAAGCAAGAGGAACTAGAAGTCTTATGGAAAATCTTCAGAATGCTATGAAAAATGGTAGTATCGTAAAAGATGCTGAAATAGTAAACAATGATCCACCTGATGATAGCCTTATAAACCCTAGGACAAAATTTGGAGGAACAACTGATCTTTTAGGAGGGGATGACGATATTGATTTTGAACTAGACGACGATATATTTTAATATATGCTTATGAAGGAAGAAAAATCCAGTAATTTCTGGTCTACTGCAAAAGTCGACAAACTAGTATATGATGCAGAGGAAAATGGGGTAGACTACAAAGATGTGGATAATCCCTTCCATGAGAACGATCCAGAGTTAAGAAAAGGAAATATTCTTTTTGAATATACTGAATTCGAGTTAGAGGAGATTAAAAAATGTGCGGAGGATGTAGTTTATTTTGCTAATAAATATTGTCACGTAATGACCGACGAGGGTATTAGACAGATATTACTGAGAGATTACCAGATACAAATATTAAATCAATACCAGCACCACAGAAAAAACGTCTTCGTATCTCCCAGACAATCTGGTAAAACCATTACATCATCTATATTTTTATTATGGTATCTTCTATTTAATTTTGAAAAAAATGCCATGATTATGGCGAATATCGGGGATACTGCAGCAGAGTTAATGGATAAGATCAAGGTAATCATGAAAGGATTACCTTTCTTTTTAAAGCCAGGTTTAGTTGTTTATAACGTAATGACTATGAAGTTTGATAATGGATGTCGTATAATGGCTAAAACAACAACTAAAACATCTTCTATCGGTTATACAATCCATATGTTATACATGGATGAGTTTGCTCACATTAACCCTAACTTCATAAACCAATTCTTTAAATCAGTTTATCCTACCATATCATCATCACAAATTGCAAGGGTTATTATAACTTCTACTCCTAACGGTATGAATAAATTTTTTGAAATTTATAAAGGAGCGGTTGAAGGTGAAAATGAATTTAACCCAATAAGGGTTGAATGGTGGCAGGTCCCTGGAAGAGATGAAGAATGGAAAAGAAAAGAAATAGCTGCTTTAGGATCTGAAGAGGATTTTAACCAGGAGTATGGATGTCAATTTCTTTCTTCATCTAGATTGCTATTGGATTCTAATACGTTAAAAAGATTAAAAACATCAGAGGAGCAATTTAGATACCACGAACTATCATCATTTGAAAGGAGTACCATAGATTATTCTAATCTTTTATGGCACCCAAAATTCGATCCAACTTCAATATTTGAAAAGGATGGTCAAAAATTTTATATTTCTATAGATACAGCTAGTGGTGGTGGCGGAGACTATTCGGTAGCTAATATTTTCAAAGTAGCACCCATGCCTAGCAGTGTGATAAAAAGCAAGAGATTTTTTGAGGATGAAAGTGATTTTTTCTGCTTGCTTCAGGTTGGAATATTTAGATCTAATATTATAGAGATAGAAGAGTTTAAAGTTTTTCTCGAGATTTTAATATTAGATATACTAGGAGTAGATAATACAAGAGTAGTATTAGAATTAGATCATAAGGGTGAAATGTTAATGGACAAGCTACTAGATTCAGAAGATTTCTTTGATGAAATGTTTGTTTATACTAAACACTCTGAAGCAAGCAGTAAATTAAAACCTGGTGTTAAACTAACTGTAAAAAACAAGGAAAAATTTTGTTATGATCTAAAAATAAACACAAGATCGTATAAAATAATCCCTTCTAATAAAAACGGTATACACGAATTGGCAAATTTTGGTATAAATCCGAATGGTAGTTTCTCCAGTCAAATAGGTAAAGATGACGAAGCTATGACCCTCGTAAACATAAATTGTGTATTCGATAATGGCGATTTTCAAGAGACTGTGATGGATATTTACGATATTATCCCAGAAAAATTCAAAAAAATGATAGAAGAAAGGCTATCAGAAGCTAATGAATCCGCTCAAAACAAAAATAGCGACATTTCAAATTATACTTTCTTAAACGGTCTCCTTGATTCTTGAAGGAAGAATGATATATACATAGAAAAAGAAGTATACAGAACTTCTTAGAATATAAAATAAAATTTAAAAATGGCAAGACAAGTCAAACTTGATTTATCCCAATTTAAAGCATCTGGGGTTTATACTTTAGAATTTGATGCTAGTGAAAACATTATTATAAATCCTTCTACGATTAGATTGGTAGTTGGTTATTCTAATATTGGTAACTTCAATACCCCGGTTTATTGTCCAGATATCACGACATTCCAATCTGTATTTGGCGGTATAGATAAGGCTTTAGAGAAAAAAGGATCATTTTTCCACAGATCTTCTTTAGTATGTCTTCAGAGCGGACCTATCTTTGCACTAAATCTAAGATTATTAAATAATTCTGTTGATGAAAATGGGGATCCTGAATATTCTGCAGGAGCTGATGTAGCTAGATATAGAGCTTTCTCTATGGACACTGAGGAGCAAAACGGAGCTAATGCGACAGGAGGGTACTCAGATCCACTAACAAAACAGGATAAATTATTATCTTCATACTACAATAAGGAGAAATTTTGGTTCCCAGATACGACATATTTCTTAGCAACTGAGGATAATTCTGGATCTCAACCAGATTCTAGAAAATTATTTAGCTTAGTTAATCTTGGGCAAAATCCTGTAAGTATCATAGTAAGAAAATCTCTAGATTCTAAATTCCCTTTAAAAGGATTTGATATTACAGCTAGAGAATATTTTGGATCGGATAACGTTCCATCTTACATGAATCAATATGATTATCTTTCAGATTGGTTTGTAGATGTTATAGTTGTAAGTGGAAACTGGACGGATTATCAAGCTTTAGCTAACGACCCAGTTTACAGTCAATATTTTACATCTAAAGGGTTTATTAAATCTCAAATAGATAATTTCTTATCTCTTAATGGAGTTAATATAGTTCTAACTACTACTGGTACAATTATACCTAACTTTACAGACCAAAACGGTACATTAAGATACATCCAGACTCTAATTAATAATCAAACAGCTACAACTGGTATATTCTGTGCTGTTAATGAGGAAGCTTTAGACGATCTATTAGATAACTCATCAGTTTTTGACTTAGTTGGTCACCATATAGTAGACGAAATAGGTCCTGATGCAGATATCACAGCTATTCCTAAGAACCTTAATTTCTTATCTTATAGCCAAAATTTATTTGCTGATTATACTTACTATAAGAATTTAGCAGGTTCTACTGGAGGAACTGAGTTACAGGATGCTGTTTCTCCTGGTCCTGGTATGGATATTCTTCCTGAAACTGGTACTCTTATAGAGGATATTTTATACAATACAACTGGTGATGCAGGTATCCCTACAACATTATGGGACACTTATAATCCTACTGCTAGAGATGGCGGAGCAATTTATCTAGATACATTATTTACGTCTCCAACATTACATGACGATCAAATAACAACACTAGAAAGTTTCCTAGATACTTCTAGCAATGCACCAGCAGTAAAATGGGTAGTTGGTAAAGTTACTTCCAATCTCCCAACTCCTGGATATTTAGGATTCTATGAGGGTGATCTTGTTAAATTAAGAGTAGTAGAGAATAAATTTATAACAAATAACACTTTACCTGTTGGACTTAAGCAGCAGTTGAGATTAAGACTTAACCACCCACTAATTGGTTCTACTGCATCTACAACATATGTTGAACCTTATGATATAACAAATAAGAGTTCAGTTTCAGCTTACCAAATAGGTAATCCTGATTACTTTGATAATGATGACGTATACTTCTCACCAGATATTCCAGTAGGATTGGATAGCTATTTAGCTTACGAGAACTCTGCTATGTATAGAGACTGGGTTAAAGGGAATATAGGCGATGGCGACATTGACTGGAAAGATGATACAGGTACTTTATTACAATATTTAAAATTTGAGGTAAATGTAGATAGAGACGGGTACAATATCCTAGTTTGTAGAGCTTATGCTGACGATACATTCTCAACACCTGAATCTATTGCTACTTGGGATTCTACTTATATTAGTTCTTTACCTATAGGAGCTAACCAAGCATCAGGAGAAAGCTTTAACATAGTTTCAACTGCTGGTAATATTAGTGATTTCGTAGATATCATAACACAGTTACAACCTAATATTATAGAATTGAGTACTGCTGAAGCAACAGCTTCTAAGATAAAAGTTGGAGATCTATTAGTATCAACGGATGTTCAGATATACGATAATCCTTTGACTGAAAATCTACAATCAAGATTAACAAGAGTATTGGAGGTTAAAACCGTAGCTTCTGCGTCTTCTCCTGGACTTTACACAGTACAAGTTAAAACTGAAAGACCTATTAAACTTTATCCTGGTACTACAACAAGAGTTTGGAAGTTTAAGAATATCCAAGAATTTGTTAAAACGTTCAACTTTACTTATCTTCCTGGTTCTGATATTAAAGCTGCTTCTATGCCTAACGGAACAGATACAAGAATGAATGAGATTCTAGATGTTTTATACAATACAAATCTTGCTAGAACATTAGCTGATACTGACGTAATAACATTCAGATACATCGTAGATACATTTGACGGAGGTATACAGCCAAACTGTAAATACCAACTTACTAAACTTGCTAAAAACAGACAAAAATGTTTAGCAATCTGTAACTTACCTTCAATGAAGAAGTTCTCTGAATCTATTGATCCTAGATTTACTTCTGCACCTACTGCAACAGATCCAGCTCCACTTTTACAAGCTAGATATATTGCAGATGGAGGTAATTTAAGTTTAAATCCTTCATTTACTTTCTCTTTACCTGATGAAGATCTAGGTGCTAAATTCTCAGGATTCTTTGCTCCTTTCTTAACAATCAGAGAAAACAATAAGAATCTAAACGTTCCGCCATCTCCTTACGTTTCTAACAACTTTATACGTAAGTTCATTACTGGAGAACCTTATTCTATCGTGGCAGGTCTTAAGAGAGGTATTATATCAGCTGGTAATCTAGTTGGTCTTGAATATGATTTTGATATTCAAGATAGAGAATTCTTAGAGCCTTTCGGAATTAACCCTATTATTCGTAAAAGAGGCGTTGGTATAGTAATATACGGTAACCAAACAAGCTACCAAAGAACAAACTCTGCATTTAATAACCTACACGTAAGAGACTTATTAATTACTGTAGAAAGTGCAGTAGAGGATATACTATCAAACTACGTATTTGATTTCAACGAAGATAACGTAAGACTTGAGATTAAAACTCTAGTTGATAACTACTTATCAGGAGTAAGATCAGTAGGCGGTATTTATAACTTCTTAACTATTATGGATTCTTCTAATAATACACCTGCTATTATAGATCAGAACATCGGAATCATCGATGTTATAATCGAACCAGCAAGAGGTATTCATAAATTCATTAATAGAATGACGGTTACTAGAACAGGAGGTATAGCTTCTGGAGGATTCATCCAATTTAGTTAATAATTTGTATAGAATTCTCTAAGATAAATATATAAAATAAAAATATGGCAGGATTACCACATTATACAAGCTCCAAGGCGTCAGTTAATAAATACGAACCGGTTTTTCTTAACCAATTCGAAGTACAGATTACTCCGCCAACAGGTATATCTACTCCACAGGGAAACCCTCAGAGTTCTAATATATTGCTTGAGCAAGTAACTAGAGTTTCTGGATTACAGGTAGATCAGACACCAACGGAAATCACACAGCAATATAAATTTGCTAAAAGATATTACGCTGGTGCAGCTCCTCAAAGAACTGGTTTAGATGTTGATATAGAATTTGAGGTTAACCTTAATGACAGCAATTCTATGTACGTATTTAAAGTTCTTCGTCAATGGTCTGATCTTATTTATAATCCTTTAACGGGTGCAATGGGTCTTAAAAAGGATTACACAGGAAATATATTAATAAATGTTTTTAACAAGCAAGGTGATATTTTCAGAAAAATTAATCTTAGAGATTGTTTCCCTATGTCTCCTATCACTGAAATGGGTCTAAACTATACACAAACATCAATTTACAAATTGACTATGCAATGGGCAGTTGACTATTTCGATGATATATTTATATAAATAATTAAAAAATGGCAGGATTACCACATTTTACATCGTCAAAAGCAGCGGTACAATTATACGAACCGGTATACCTTAATCAGTTTGAGGTTATTATTCAACCACCCGCTGGAGTTGCACTAGAGCAAGGGAACAACGGAAGAAGCTTGTTGGTTGAAAACGTTTTATCTGTTGCTGGTTTAGCAGTTGATAAAAACCCAGGTATAGCAGAACAAAGATATAAGTTCTCTAAAAGAAGATATGCTGCAGGTGCAGTTGATGATACAGGAGTTAAAGTAAGAATTGAATTTGAGACTAACCTTAATGATAATAACAGTAACTATGTGTTTAAAACACTTAGACAGTGGTCGGATCTTATTTACAATCCTTTAACTGGTGCTACTGGTATAAAATCTACTTATGCAGGAGGAACTTATATTTTAATATCTGTATTTAATAAGCAAGGTGACGTATTTAGAAGAGTTAAACTAATTAATTGCTTCCCAGTAGATCAAATAAAAGCTTTAGATCTTGATTACACTAACGGTACAACACCTTATAAGATAGCTTTATCTTTTAGAGCTGACTATTTCGAGGACATTTTTAACTAATAAAAATAAAACAAATATATAAATGGAGGCTCTACAAAGTCTCCATTTTTTGTTTTCGTAGAAATCAAAAAATGTAGATATTAAAATAATATGGACGACGATTGTGAATCAGAAAAACAGAACAAGAATATCATCAGTATGTTTGGTCTTAGCAACTTTCTTCAATCCCTTCGGATTCGATATCCTTTTTGCAACGATAATGAAATGGACAAATTCCTACTGGCATACAGTAGCGATTTTTTACTTCCTTTCGGCTCTTTTCTTTGGATTTTATTTCTTTTTGTCATCAAATAAGAAACTAAAACCTGGAAAAAAAGTAGAATAAGATATAAGATAAGTTATGGTAGATAATATAAATGACGAATTGCTTAATGAGCTCAATAAAAGAGAAGCGCAATCTAAATTCCAATATGACAATGATCCGGACGTAGGATCATATGAAATACCCAATTGGATAGATAAAGAATCAGACACAATAAAAAATACTCAACCCATTGGGAACCAATCAATTACGCCCCAAAGTAATAATTTAGGAAAAGTAAATATGAATAGGAATCCTTTAGGAATGGAATCAGAATGGAAAAATATTCCAGTTTCCAATCTTCCTTCTAAAGGATTTGGATATCCTGACGGATTTGAGATTGCTATAAGAGCAGCAGGTGTAAAAGAAATAAGACACTACTCAACGGTAGATGAAGACGACAGATTAGATCTAGATGATAAATTAAATACCATAATTTCTAAATGTATGAAGATAAGATGGAATGGAGGTATTCTAGAATCTTATGATTTATGGTATGAGGATAGATTTTATATTATAATGGCAATTAGGGATTTTACTTTTATTAGAGGTGAAAATAAAATACTTCTACCTGTAACTAAAAATTGTAAAAAAGAAGATTGCAATATACCCGATATGATAGAGCTAAGATCCAACATATTAGATAGTTTTGTTGTTGATGATGAAATATTAAAAAGATATAGCAGAGATAGCTATTCATTTAAGTTTGTACCAAAGGATGGATCTGAAGAAATGAATCTTTATATCCCTACAATAGGTGTAACTACAATATGTAGAAAAATATTAGCAGACAAAAAAAGAAAAGGTAAAACATTCGATGAGAGTTTTGCTAAGGTAGCTTCTTTTATAATTCCAGACTGGAGAGGGCTAGATGAAAGGTTATATGACCAATACGAAAGATCTTCAGTTGATTGGTCGCCTCTCCAATTCTCTATTGCAGATCAGATCACTGAAAAAATAAATTTTGCAACAAAATCAAGAATCTATAGTAAATGTGAAAGCTGTGAGGGGGAGGTCACAGCAGATATATCATTTCCCGGAGGATACAGATCTCTTTTCGTTATTTCAGATATCTTTAGCCAATTACTTTGATATTAAGTTTAGACTTTGGGACGAATTTAAGTTATCTATAGATCACTTAGAGAATCTTCCCTTCTATGAATATCAATTGTTTATAGATAAGCTAAACCAAAAAATAGAAAGAGAAAATAAGAAAAACGAGCAAGGCGACTTAGTAGAAGCATTTTCATTTTCAAAGCCAAAAAGTTAAACTTTTTGGCTTTTTAGGTATATAAAATAAAAATAATTTTGGCAGGAGAAACAGGATTAACAGGGGGATCGGCAGAATTTCCAGTTTTTAAATCATCGGAGGGTTCTTTCGATAGAGCAAAGTACAATGAGCAGGATAAAGCAAGAATAGTATCCGACGGAGTAAATGTCAGTTTAACAGGAAAAGAAATAGATGATGATCTAAAAAAGAAAAAAGTATCTGCCGAAGATGCAACTAAGAAAGCTAATAAATTTTACGACGATTCATATGATAGAAATTTAAAAGAGATAGATCCTGCTATAATGAGATCAGGAGTTTATTACGATAATGCTTACTCAGGAATTCAATCAGATAAATCAACAATAAAAAGGAGAATAGAAAAAGGTGAAGCATTAGATGGGAAAGAGATCTTCGAAATGTCTAAGGATGCTGCTAAAAATAAAATAGGTAACATAAACCAATTAAAAACAGGGAAAGTAACGGAGATAGTAGATAATTTAGGTCTTGCTGCGGTAAAAGATTTTGAGGCATATGAAGATGTTAAGAATGATTTTGATACTAAAATAAAGGACGAAAAAATTAAATTTGATCCGCTGTTAGAAAAATTCCAAGAGTTGTTAACATATTTTAATGACGATGCCCCTGTTACTTCTAGTAAATATGCTTCTCTCTTGTATAGCCCCGAAAATAATGCTATAATTTCAGCTTTAGCCAAAGTTCTAGAAGCTGAAGGGTTTTCTAATGAAAGTATTACAAAAATGTCAAAAGAATATGGCGATAATATAAAAAAATTAATAGAAAGTAAAGAGGGAAAAAAAGCTGAAGATGTAATAAAAGAGGCTTCACAGGAGGCTAAAAAGGAAGAACCGAAGACAAAAACGGATGAGACAAAAATTGAGGAGAAGAAATCTCCATCTGCTACTGGACCTACTGGACCTGCTTCTACAAATACCACCACAGGAACAACAGGAACAACAGGGGACGTAAAACCTGTTGAGGGATCTTCCACTACATCCAATGTTGAAAAATCATCCACTGGTCCTACAGGTCCCGCTTCTTCGACGTCAGTAGAAAATTTAACAAATAAGAGTACAACTGGAGGAACAGGAGCAACAGGAGCAACAAAAGTTGAGGATACAAAAAAAGGTAATGAGAAGACTAAAAAGGGTGAGAAATCAAATACAGAGAAAGCACAAGATGCAATTTTAGAATCTCTAGGGATAAAAATAGGAGGGGATAAAAAAGAGGGTGAAGGAGGTGGAGAGGAGGATAAATCTAAATCTAAAAAAGGAAAAGGAAATGCTGAGGTAGAAGCTGCACAGGATAAAATATTACAAGATTTAGGACTCTCGAAGAAAGCTGAGGATAAAAAAGATGGAGATTCTAAAGGAACAACAGAAAAAGCAAAGAAAGAAACCAAGGAAACCAAAATAGAAGACAAAAAACCAGAAACAAATCAGACAAAACCTGAAACTTCTTCAAGTAGTACTCCTATAAAAGAAACACAAGTACAAAATTTAAATAGTGTTAGTGAACCTGCTAAGACTGAAACCAACACAACACAATCGAATACAACAACAACTGGTTCAACTGCTAATACAAACACAAGTACTAGTACGGCTACAAGCACATCTAGCTCCGATATGAATACAGCATCTACGAGTGCAGATAAACAAAAAGAAGACAGTAAAAAAGCGGAAGAAACTAAAAATAAAGAGGAATCTGATAAGATGAGCAAAGATATGTCTGATGATATAAAAAGTATGGTGAGATTATTATCTCAATTAAATACTACATTACAGAATCCTCTTATTGTTATCCCTAATAAGAAAAATTTCAATTAGGGGTTTACTTTTTAAGTAAGAATTAATATATTTGTAAAAAATAAACCTAAATAATAAATTATGAGTAAAAACTATGAAATTACGAAAGAGCTAAGAGAAACAGTTCTTGAGTTTTTAAAAAACTATGCAGGCTACAAGGAATGTTTGGAACTTTTGGAAAATGAAGAAAAAATTGAATTTACTGAGGACGAAATTAATCAAGTCCTAAATCTCCTGGGCGTTTTTAGACTTATGGAAACTTTCCATATGGTTGAAAGATTCAAAATAGAAGTTACACCTTTAAAAACAGCCCAATCTGATGAACAATCAGAGCCTACCACAGAACAAGCAGAATAAGCTAGACGTACTCTATTTAAGAATGGCCAAAGTTTGGTCAGAGAACTCTCACTGTAAAAGAAGCCAGGTAGGTTGTCTAATAGTAAAAGATAGACAAATAATATCTGACGGATATAATGGAACACCATCAGGATTTCCAAACGAGTGTGAGGACTGTGATAATAATACATTGCCTACAGTTTTACATGCTGAAGCAAATGCCATTACTAAAATAGCTAAAAGTACCAACAGCGCGGAAGGAGCTACACTTTACGTTACTCTTTCCCCCTGCTTTGATTGTGCTAAGATTATCATACAAGCAGGAATAAAAAGAATAGTTTACTTAGAAGTCTATAGAAATACGGATTCTTTTAAACTTTTCGAGGAGGCAGGAATAGAAATAAAAAAAGTAAACCTATAAACTAAAAAACTAGAAAAAATTAAAAAATTATGGCGGCAAAGAATATTCAGGAATTGGCAGAAAGTTTTATGAGAACATCATCAGAGAAAGATTTTGTTGAATTATATAAAAGAATTAAACCGGGGTTATTAAAACATTGTAGATCTATATTAATAGAGCAAGAATCGGCAGAAGATGCAGTGTCTAATACAATGGCTAAAATATGGACAAAGATATCCCAATATGATTCAGCAAGAGGGAACTTTTCCACGTGGATCTATAATATAGCTAAAAACGAATCATTAGTTATAAAAAAGAACGAGGACAGATACATGCCTATTATACAAGAGGTAGTAAAAAATAATGATGACTCTGAAGAATATAATACAGCATCAATAAGAAGATCCTCGGTAACATTCGAATCTGATTTCGATTTTATTTCTGTAGAAAATGACGAAATGGAGGATTTATACGACAATGTTATAGAAAGAATGAATGATCTCCCAGAAATATACAAAGATATATTATTTGATAGGGAGATCCTTAGAATGAAATATCAGGAAATAGCAGATAAGTATGGTATGAAGAAAAGAGCCATTGCTACAAGAATTAGAAGAGCGAGATTAAAAGTTAGGGATATGTTTCCTGGTGTTAATTTGACTTTTAATGATTGATCGTAACTTTTTCTAATAGATAGATATAATTGATATGAATTATCCCTTTAAAAGAGTTATAACTGACATTAATAACTATTTCTTTATAAAGAAAACGATAAAGAAAAATAAAGGAACAATCGAGTGGGAAAAATTTAAGCTCAGGGTAGATTGGATAGGTAGAATATACACCGTAGTAAATTTACCACCTGAGGTTATTTATTCCCCAGATTCTCCTGATGAGATAAGACCTGCTTATGTTTTAGAAGAGTCTAGACCCCTTAATGAATATTTAACTAGATTAAATCTTCAAGAGGTTATAATTCCTAAAATATCTCCTATAGATAGTTCGATTTCTTATCTTATAGTTTATACACCATACTTCCAGAGATTATCTATAAGATGGATCATCTACAGAATAATATTAATTTTACTTCTGACGTGGCTTCAATATAAGTTTGGATTTATATCATGGATTTTGGGAGGAATTAAATACCTGTGGAATGTTATCTTCTGACATACAAATAAATAGACAAGCATTTCCTTGGGGAAGAGCTTACGTAGTAGAAGGAGCTGGTGAAGCTCCTTTAATTTTGCCTTCTGTTACTACTATATTAAAGCTAGTAAAGAATGAAAAATATGAAGCTTTAAAAATTCAATTTGGAGAAGCTCGATGGGATAAAATATTACACGATGCTGCAGAAAGAGGAACTGTTATGCACAGGATGCTTGAACTCTTCTTATTAGAATGGGCAAAAGAAAAAGATGTAGATAGATCATTAAAAAAAGCACAGATCTTTGCAATAGAGGAATCTAGTAGGGACGAAGGAAAATATGCTAAGTATGTAAATAAAGGAAGGGATCTATTTTGGAATTTTTATCACACTAATTTTTGGGAAGATATAGAAGAAGTAGTAGATAACGAAGCATTCTTATATACTACCTTTAAAGGGGGATGGGCAGGAGCTTGTGACTTTGTTTATAGAAACAAAGAACAATATTTAATAGTTGATGACTTTAAATCTTCAACATCTTTAAAAGACGAGGAGGATATCTTAAGCTATAAATTACAGATAGCCGCTTATATGTTTATGTGTGCTGAAAAATATCAGGAAGTACCTAAATGTGGAAGAATAAGAATAGCAAACGAACAAACATCAGATATACAAACTTTTATAGTTCATGACTACGAATTGAAATATTATTTGGAACAATTTATAGATCTTGCTAAAAAATTCAGAGAAATACACGGAATATAAGAAACTTCTGTGACAATAACCGATATAAAAATAAAAAACAAAATGGCAAATAAACCACAATTAGAGGAAGAGTTAGTAGCTCAAAATGAAGCTAAACTTGAAAAATACATCAGTAAAGTTGATACTGAAAAGGTAGAATCAATTAAGAAAGATTTAGAAAATTATAAGGCAAGTCTTAAAGACAAAGAGTATGCAGTATCAATGTCGGATTCACTTTTACATAGATTTGAAATCTATATGAGAGAAGAAGTTCAATGGAGATCTAAAGAAGCTCTTGGCGTTAAAGAAATTCTAAAAAGAATTGAAGAGGTAAAATCTGAAGGAATTAAAGACGGAGTAGTTTATTTTACAAATCTAGAGGTTGAGGCTTCGCATTATTTCGTTCTAAGAATGGAAGGGAAAGGAGAAAAAGAAATTGAATCTTTTGTAACTCTTTGGAAAACATTAGAAGAAACCTTGATGTTAATTCAACAAGACAATATGGTAGTTAAAGATCTTGAACAACAGCTTGCAGCTGCTGAACAAGGAATAGAACTAGAATAATAGTTATTACATAAATTATAATGCAAAAGACTGGTATTAATGCCAGTCTTTTTTTGTGGATATATACTTAAGTATGAAAAAGAAATTATTACCGTGGATAATAGCCTTATCTGCATTATCCGTTTCAGGATCAGCTGCTTTTTATTCGGTTACAGGACTTGGTAAAATGTTTGCTGGTGCATCATTACAAGTAATGGTTTTAGCAGGAAGCTTAGAATTTGCTAAACTTGTTACTGCTTCTTTGTTATATCAATATTGGAAAAAGCTTAATCTAGGTTTGAAAATATACCTATCAATAGCAACACTTATATTAATAATTATAACATCTGCAGGAATATATGGATTCTTATCATCTGCTTATCAAGAAACATCCTTTAAAGTTCAGAATCAAGATAAAAATATTCAGATTCTTGATAAAAATATCTCGATAATAAAAACAGAGATCGTCAATTATGAATCTCAGATAAAACAAAAGAATGATCGTCTAGGTCAATTAACTACTATAAGGACAAATCTACAATCAACACAGGATGTCCTTATAGAGAAATCAAAATCAACAAATGCAGTACGCCAACAGATAAAAGATGTCGACGGAGAAATAAAAAGAATGGATTCTGAAATATCAATATTAAATGATTCAATATCATCTAAAAATACTAGGATATCATCAATAGAACAAGAAAAGTTTGGTGTTTCCTCTAATGCAGATCTTGCAAAAGAGGTAGGACCTTTAAAATATATTGCAAAACTAACTGGAAGTGATATAGACAGTGTAGTTAACTGGTACATAATAATTTTGATGTTAGTTTTCGATCCTTTGGCTATTGCTTTAGTTATAGCTGCAAATTTTGCATTTGAAATGAGTGAAAAAAAAGAAGATGAGGAAGAAATGAAAAATGAAAATAAAGAAAATTCTATAAAAAATATATGGAATAGAATAAAAAAAATAAGAGTTAAAAATAACGAAGATAATTCCAAAAAAATTATTGAAGAGCCTTATCAAGAAGATATTATTGAAGAGCCAGTGATTGACCATATAGCTGAATTAGATAATGAAAAGACGGAAGAATTGCCAGAGCTAGATCCTATAGAAAATGTAGAGGATTTAAAAATTTCAGAAGATCCGGATACTCATAACGAAAATGTAGAAAAAGATACAGAAAAAGATGAGAATAAAGAAGAAAATTCTGATAAATATAATGATGAGATAATGCTAGGAAAAAAAAGAATCGAAAGGGAAAGATTTAGAAGCAATCCCGATTATTCTGAATCTAGAAAAAATTTTAGAAATAATCCAGGGGGTGACGATAACCCTTTAAATTTAAAATGATCAAAAAAGTTTATACAACAGATCCAAAGTATATAGAAAACTTGGATTGTAATCCTGGTGTTTATAAGAGGGTATATTTTCAGTCGTGTAATTTGGATGTAAAAGAGGGTGCAAATATACTTTCTAGTGTATCTCTCTGTGATTTTAAATTGGAATCTTTAGGAAGCTCTGAGATGGGAGGATGTGGAGGATCTCTTAAAAAAAGCATAACACTAGGACCAAATATTAGCTATACACTTAATGCTCCAGAAATTGGACAAGCTCAAGGAGAAGTTCAGATGATAGTTGTTAAGGTTAAATATGAAAAGAATTGTCCGGAGGAACAAAGATTTCTAACATGGGAATATAAAGGACAAACATATCCAATAAGGAGCCTGATGATTTTAACAGGTAGAACTGAACCAGAAATACCTTGGCAGGGATGGGATCTTAGCTATTATTCCAATAATCCTCCGAATCCTGGTTTTAGTCCACACATATATCCAACTCCCGCCTCTCCGAATCTCTCGTTTGGTGGTATTATGTTTAGTAACATTAACGATACATATAGTATGGAATTAGAAATATTTGTTTTTAACTAATGGCTACACCACCTATAGTATGTAATACAATACAATTTGAAGGAGCTATATTTCAAAGATGTAACCTTCAGGTTGTTAGAGGAACAACGGTTTTAAGAGACATAAGCCTTTGTGACACAGATATAGTTCTCAATAATTACTCCTCGTTTAGTGGATGTGTTTATGGTAACTCTTCTCTTTTACTTAGTGCAGCTGGACTGAACAATGTTGATTTCGTAATGATAAAAGCAACATATCCAAACACATTACCTGTATCTAATAGATTTATAAATATTCTATACAATGGTAATTATCTACCTATGGCTAATTTAACTATTCTAACTGGAAATAGCAATTACATATTTGGTGGATGGGATCTAGATCCTAACGGAAGTGATATAGAATCTCCTTATTTTGAGCAAGGAGGAATGTTACTATACAATCCACATTCAGTAAGAGTTAATGTGGAAGTTGTTATAGGTGAAGGTCTAGTTACAGATGCTATTACCAATTATCTGACTGACCAAAACGGAACTATTTTAGTCGACCAAAACGGAGATTTTATAACTTTTTAAATAAACAAATTAAATGAACAAAACAGTTTCAATAACAACGTTACCAGCAGCAACCGGGTTTGGCCCTGGAGATAGCTTAGTTGGAGTGAACAATGGGGAAGCATCTTTATTTCCTTACGATTTAATATCTACTGGAGGTACTGGTTCTGGTGCTACTGGGGAAACTGGTGCTACTGGGGAAACTGGTGCTACTGGTGCTACTGGAGAAAATGGAAATACCGGTGCTACTGGGGAAACTGGTGCTACAGGTGCTACAGGTGCTACAGGTGCTACAGGAAGCGTTGAAACAACAGATAGATTAATAAGCAGTAATAATTTAGAAGCTGTTTTAGATAGCCAAGGAACTTTAAATACACCATTATTATTACCTACTGCATTTACTGCTGTTTGTGATGATACTCACATGATTGATCCAGTTCCATTCGAAGGTGACGAATGGTGGCAATTTGAGATTCAGTTTCAGGTTAATCCTAATGGCACTGTAGAAACTATGATGAATAATATCTTCCCTATATTAACAAATCCGGGATATTTGTCAGGTTATACTTTTAGGTTTACTGAAGCAGATCACGGTATCCCTGATTATATATTTGATCTAACATTATTGGATGTGAATTATCCCGGTGGTGCTGGATGGACAGCTAATGTGGCAGTTGTATATCCACCTGATTATCCTAGCACTATAAAATCA